ACCGCAAAATGGCCCTTATGGAGCGTCAAGGGCGTCTTCCTAAGCTTCCTAAGAACGTAGTCAAACCACAGATCACAACTGGTATTGACGCTCTTGGTCGCGGCAACGATAAGGTAAAACTGCTGCAGTTCCTTGAGACTCTTGCTAAGACTGTTGGTCCTGAAGCAATGAGCAAGTACGTCAACACTAGGGAGTTGATCACACGTCTTGCAGCCTCGGATGGTCTTGATACCTACAAACTCATCAAATCTGATGAGGATCTCATGGGTGAAGAGCAACAGCAAGCTATGATGATGCAGCAACAAATGGCCGCACAGGATCCTAATAACGATCCTGCTAAACAGGCCGCATTAGTCAAAGCTCAAAATGACACAGTCCGCACAGCCCAAGAAGCCTCTGGAGCAGGAGCCCCAGGTGGAGCAGGAGAAGCCTTCTAAAAAGGTTGAACCCCGCAGCAAGATGGATGAACTGATTGAGCAGCTGAAGGCTGAAAAGCCTGCTGTTTACGATCAGTATGTTGCTGCTGCTAAAGCCAAACGTCCTGTTTGGATTTATCCAGATATGACCGTCCGTATCGGTTGATATCATGGAAGTTATTGCAGATGGGGTAATTAGTAACCCTACAGGTCCATATAACGAACAGGATCTTCAAATTCTTGAAGGTGCTAATAAGGAACCACAAGAGGAACTTATTGCTGGTAAGTTTCGTTCAGCTGATGATCTTCTTCAGGCTTATCAAGAGCTTGAAAAGAAACTTGGTAACAACGGTGGCTACAACAAAACTGAAGAAGCCACTAATGAAACTGAAGATCAAGCAGGTGGATTTGAACCGATTTCGCAAGAAGAGGAACAAACCATTGTTGACAGCATTGGTGGTTCTGATAACTTCTCAGCTGTCCAGCAGTGGGCTAACGAAAATCTTAACCAAGATGAAATCGAAGCTTACAACCGTGAAGTAAATAGCGGTGACTATTATCGCGCTCGGAATGCCTTGCAATCCATGTACTTTGCGTATCAAGACCAAGCTGGCTTTGAGCCTGAACTAATGGGTGGTCGTCTGTCTGGTAACAGCAGCGATGTCTTCCGTTCTACTGCTGAAGTTATGGCTGCCATGAATGATTCAAGGTATTTGAATGATTCTGCTTATACCCAAGACGTTCAAGACAAACTTATCCGTAGTGACGTTTTAGGCCCTAGGGGTTAGTATTTCTTTAACGAACGTAAGTATTGTTGCCGCTGAGGCGATAACAACAGTGCGAAGCGAGCGTACGTAAACTCTTCCAAACACAAAACGATGCCTGACCTTAACGCGTCGCTTTCGCGGTTGGGTGGTATTAACGGCGTTCAATACAACGCTGGTTCTGCCTCCGGCAACTACGAAGCTGAAAACTCTAACTTCCTTAAAATCTTTTCTGGTGAAGTTCTGACGACCTTCAACCGTGAGACGGTTTTCAAGGACCTGACCATGAAGCGCTCGATCTCTTCGGGCAAATCCGCTTCCTTCCCAATCACTGGTCGCTTTTCTAGCCGCTACCACCGTCCTGGTGACTTCATCACCGGCCAAGGTAACAAAGGCATGATTGGCGAAAAGATCATCACCATTGATGACCTGCTGATTGCTGATGCTTCCATCTATGACCTCGATGAAGCCAAACTTCATTGGGACGTTCGGAGCATCTATAGCACCGAATTGGGCCGTGCTTTGGCTCGTGCTTATGACCAACGTCTGGCACGTACCATTCTTGCTGCTACCGAATCTGACGGTCGCGTTAAGGATTGGGATTCCAAGCGTTTCCAACTGAACGGTGGTACTTACGCTTCTGTTAGCACCAACACCATTACGCTTTCTGCTAACTTCCAGACTGCCGAGCTTACTTATTGGGCTGTTGGTGAAGTTGTCTATGGTGAGAACTCTGGTAACTACGGCGTAATTACGACTGCTCCTACCAACGCCGCTGCTACTTTCGTCATCAACCCTATCGGTTCTATCGGTACTGGTTCTGGCGTTGGTTTCCAAGTTGGTGAGCGTCTGTTCGTTCTGAACGGAATGCCTGGTGGTACTTCTTTCACCGGCATTGACCTGAACGGTGCTGCTAACCGCGCTGCTCGTGGCAACCTGATTGTTGAGAATCTTTACAAGGCCTGCCAAGTGCTGGACGAGAAAGATGCTCCTAAGGAAGGTCGCGTTACCGTTCTGAGCCCTGGTGCTTACTACGACATCCTCCAAAGCGACCGTGCAATCAACACTGATTACAACGGCGCTGACGGTCGTAACGGTACGTTTGCTGGTAACAGCGTTATTAGCGTTGCTGGCTTCCGTCTGGTTACCTCTAACCACCTCGGCATCAACAGCTACACTGCTAACCAAACCTACGCAGGTTTGAACAACCAGTCTGCTGTTACCCGTGGTGAGCGTCCTAACTACATCAACGGTAAGGACGGTTCTAACGGTTCTGCTGCTTCCGGTACTAACGATTATTACCAGGATGAGCAGGGTAACACCAGCTCTATCGCTAACTGCTTCGGCCTCTGCTTTACCAAAGAAGCTGTTGGTACCGTCTCTCTGAAGGACGTTTCGATGCAGATGACTGGTGCTGAGTACAAGGCCATGACTCAAGCCACCATGATGGTTGCCAGCTATGCTGTTGGCCACGGTGTGCTGCGTCCTGAGTGCTCTGTCAGCCTCCTGTCTGATGGCAACCCGTATTGATTAGCTAACTAGTCAAATACACATACAATGGGGGAAGCGAGAAGTTCGTTTCCCCTTTTTTGTGCCTAAATAATGAGTACCTCAAAACTAGACGCAGTCAATACGCTTCTTTCAATTATTGGGGAAGCACCTGTTAATAGCCTTACAGCTCCTGTACCTGGAGATGCTTCACTAGCAGAGCGTACACTGACTGAGATCAGTCGTGAAGTTCAAGGTGCAGGATGGTCGTGGAACACAATGCTTTATGACTCCATTCCTTTGGACACTGCTACAGGACAATCAAATCTACCTAGCAACACTTTGGCTGTTAGGTTTAACCCTTTGGCGTACCCAGATCAACGTTTTGTTCTTCGCGGTACTAGGCTTTTTGATCGCCTTAGGAACTCATACGACCTAAGGGCAACTGCTAGTGTTGCTGTCGTTGGGACCGCTACTAATTTGGTTGCTGAGATTGTTGAAGAGCTTGATTGGGACAGCATCCCAGAAACAGGTCGTCGGTACATCATGATTCGTGCTGGACGAATCTTTGCTAATCGTGCCGTAACTAGTTCTAGTATTGAAGCTTACACAGCTGAAGACGAAAAGGAAGCTTTGAAGATTCTTAAGCGTACTGAGGATATGTCACAAAACTACAATTTTATTAGTGGTCCTGATGATATGTACGCTGGCCGTGTAATTACTAACTTTGGTCCTGATATTCTGAGCCGCTAATGTCAAGAGAACTTTTCAGCCAGATCATTGCACCATTAAATAAAGGAGTCAACCAACAGGCAGATAGTTTGATGCTGCCTGGTTTTGCCAAGACACTTGAAAACGGTGTTTGTGATCTTGTTGAGGGTCTTAAGAAGCGTCTAGGTTCTGTGCCTCTTAAACGAATTGATACGCTTACTAAGAACGCTGGTGGTCTTACCCTAGTCAATCCGATCAAGTGGGATGAAGCTTGGTTGTTTGTTTATAACCGCAGTAGTAACGAACGCTTTATTCTGATTGCTGCTGACGACAGTAGGACCGTTAGCCGCACTGGAAACATTACTAGTGGTTCTGCTGTAATTCAAAGTGTCAGCAGTATGACTGACATCTTTGTTGGTGTTGATATTACTGGTACAGGTATTCCAAGTGGAACTATTATTACTGACATTGATGTAGCTGGTTCTCGCATTACTCTTAGCAAAAACGCTACAGCTACAACAACAGGAGTTACTTTAACTGTTGAATCTAACTACACGTTTGTAACTGGTATTTCAAATATTGAACCCATTTCAGGGGTACTTCCTGAGGTGGTTCCTGTTGAGCAAACGTTTAGCAATATTACTTCTACCAATCTTGAGTACCTTCGTGGTGCTGGTAGGGCTCGTGATCGCTTTAGGGCTACGTCATTTCAAGATTATGTATTTGTAACAAATATTCAAAAAACAGTTATTTATGACGCAACTGAAACTTTAACTCGTTACAACATCAGCAGCATTAGTGGCAGTTATCAACCCACTAAAGCTCAAGTACTTGTTAAAGCCGTTGACTACGATACTGAATATGAAATTAAAATTGTACTAGATAACAGCGTAACCATTACAGGTAAATATTTAACACCTTCTCTTACTACTAGTTCTGGTGCTGTAAACGTTGTCAGTTCAAATGATATTGCTGCAAGATTGGTTTCATTTTCAGAAACCGCTGTAGGCACTGTATCAAGCGGCAGCACAACAATAACAAGTATTAGTGCTACTGATTTAGTAAAAATTTATGTAGGAGATATTATTACTGGTACTCATATTTCAGCTGGAACAACTGTTGTTAGTAAAGGCACAACAACTATTGTTATAAGCGCAGCAGCTACTGGTACAGGTTCTCATACTTATACCTATGGTCATGGTTTAGATGAAAAAGACACCACTAATCAGTTAACTTTTACAATTCAAAATTCTCAAATTCTTATTGGTCTTACCAGTGGGTCTAGGTACATTAAAAGCATTGCTGCAACAGACGCTCGTGGTAACACCTTGATGTCTGGTTTTACTAATCAGGTAACCAGCATTACAGAGCTTCCTAACACCTCCTGGGAGGGTCATACGGTCATTGTGGCGCCTACAGGGGCTTCTGATCAAAGCTCTTACTACCTCAAGTTCAACGCTGAAAACACGACTACTAACGGGGATTACGGTCGTGGTGTGTGGGAAGAGACTAGCGGTTGGGGCACTCCAGGAATGCTGGATAAAACCACCATGCCTCATTCGTTTATTTACTACAAAAACAGTAGTGGTTTAACTCGATTTACTTTCCAACCGTTTACTGGTGCTGCTTACACAGACGGTTCTGTTTCACTTGATCTTCCTGGTTGGACTACACGTTTAGCTGGTGATGAAGATGAATTGCCAGGACCTACGTTTGTTAATCATGCGATTAACGACGTTGTGTTCTTTAAAAACCGTCTTGGTTTTGTAAGTGGTGAAAACGTAATCCTTAGCCAAGCTGCTGATTACTTTAACTTCTGGCAGCAATCTGCAGTTCAAGTTGTAGACAGCGATACCATTGACTTGACTGCCATTAGTAACGACGTTGCTACGTTGAACTACGCTTTGCAGCAGCAGGATGAATTGGTGCTGTTCTCTAGTGAAAACCAGTTCCGTCTTTACAGCGGTGACAACGTTACCTTTAGTCCTGATACAGCCTCTGTGGGCCGTATTAGCTCCATTAGTATGGAGGCCAACGTAAAACCTCAGCAGGTAGGACCGCAGGTTATCTTCCCTGTTAAGGAAGGAGACTTCACTGGATTTCAAACTTTCATTACTACTGACCGTACTGTTGGTATCAACCTTGGCCAAACAGCTGTA